TGTAAGATTAGAAACTTCAAATACCTCCCCAAACGCTCTACCGGTTCTTTTCCCAAAAGCTTTAAGCATATCCCATCCGATATTTACCGGACGGTTCTTACCACCAATTTTTATACTATTCATATCTTACGTTAATGAGAATGAAAGTTTCCCTAACCCCTCAAACTCCGCGCTGAACGTGCCACCTTCATCCAATGGTGCATCTACATTATAACCTGTACATACTGCCGAACCGCTGAAGAAAGCGTCCGTAGCATCCGATGTGCCCATCTTTATAGTTACAGTTGTTAGGCCGTTTAACACATTATACAGCTCCCTCATGTTTATCCCCGCCCCGTCAAGGGCAAACATACCGTCAGCGCTTGCCGTCCATGTTATACCTTTCTTCTTTAGCTTAGTCATCCAGTTACCGGAATCCTTATGATTGATCTCCATCGTCCCCGGCCCGGAAATAGCTATAGAGCACGACCTGCTGTAGCTTATAGCCACATTCCCTACATATAAAAGTATGTCCGTTCCATTAATCACTCCTGTTGTTGCCATCTTTTGTCTCCTTTCCTATTTGTTCTAATTTTTTAATTTCTCTCCTGCTTAATTTGGTGGTGATAACCTTCTCTTTTAAAAGCTCATTAGCAAGCTGCCAGTGAAGGTTGCTTATATCACCTTTCACGAAGGATTTAACCTCCGCTTTGTAATCTTGTAAGAATTTTACTATCATGGTCGTATCATTAGTATATAATCTTGTGTCCTTCTGTAATAATGCTCTACGGCATCTTCGTCTCCTATATTCTCAAAACTGTCGCTCTCACCATCAAAGGTTATGCGGTTTATGTTTACGCTAGATACCGTTCCTGTATAGTTATCCAGGGCCGCACGTACCGCCGCCCCCAGTGCATCCATCACCGTCTCCTGCTTAGCATAGCAGTCTACCTGCCAGCGTGTCTTATCGAGGGTGCTTACCGCCGCTTTGGTACCTGTTGGTACATTGGATATATACGTTAATATCACCCACTGCGAACCCCTGTTACGCGGAACGTAAAGGCCGTAGATGTTTGCTTCTATGCTTGCCGCCTCCAGTATTGTTTTTATTGCAGTCCCGACCATTTTATCTTTTTGGCTTTGCTTAAAAGTTTCTTATTCAATGTCTTCCACAGGATACGCCTGAATCCCTGTTCTATCTGTTCCTCCGTTGTATCGTATGCCCTTCTGAGCCATGCATTTGCAGGTATACGCCCCCTTCGTGATGGTGGCTGCCCTACCCTTCTCTGCGCCTGTGTAAGTGAGCGCGTCTTGGGTTCGCGGGGCTTGGTCATAAACTCCATAGTCCCAAACTCCAGCCAGTAGGCTCCCATATCTTCCCACACCTGTTCGCTCCTGCGCGCCCTCTTTGTGGGCATAGCCCCTATCTCCTGACCGGGTATGCCGGATACTTTTCTTGATACCTGGCGTATCATCCTTACAAGGCTGGCCCCATACGGTGCCGATCCGAGGTTTACCTTTGCGCGCTCCAATAGTGGCTTTGTCGCTTCTTTTAAGGCCGCCGTAATCACTTTAGCCTGAAACGTGGCGGGCAATCTGTTAAGGATCATCTCTACATCCTTTATGCCCACAAGCTCTACCTGCGCCTTTTTTGCCATCAGTATGTTGCCAGCATATTTGTCGCCGTGGTGCCTGTAGCCTTCACTTGCAAAATGAGCACAGGAAGGATGGTGCCTTTAAGCACGCCCACAAATGTTACCTCGTCACCATCGGCGGTGGTAACAGCTATATTCCCCGCGCCACCCACGTAAATAGTTGCACACTGATCCAGTGTGGCCGTATCACTGGGTGTGACTTCTTTTGCATATCCTCCTAATCTTCTCATGTCTTATAAATTTATCCGGTGTCCCCGGCAATTCTCCCCCGGATTTACCGGTATTTATATTTCGTTAATATTATCTCTGCAACCCTTGTGAACCTGCGCCCCCTATCTTCGCGGTTGTCCATCCAGTCAGCTATAATCATATACATGGCCTGCTTTAAGTCCCCCGGCAAAACAGCCGGAGAAGCAAAGCCTGTGATAAACTGCACCTGCACAGCATTAGGGGTGACAAGGGTGTCGGGCCACGAATAACTGTCTAAGGGAATTATGCGCGCTGGTTTGTTTACCAGGTCTGTGCCGTAGTTTGTGGATGTCACTGTCTGCGTATCCCCGTCAGCATCGGTATATTTTACCGACTCTATGCTGGCTATAGGCCACATCCATATCTCTATCTCTTTGGGGAACTTATCGAAATAAACCTCCCATGTGGCCGTATTAAGCCCCATGTCGTAATCTTCCTCTACTTTAGACTGTACAGCATAGATAAGTTCCTGTATGTAGGCATCATTGTCTGCGCCTGCTTCGTTAAGGTGTTTTTTTACCTCGGGAAGCTCTGCGAACCACTCTGTCTGCGCTGTTATTAGTTTTCTGGACATTTTTTATTACCCTCTTTGCTGTTTTTTTTATCTCCTGTACCGTTACCTCCGCTACCGAAGGCTCATCGTCGAACTCTTCGGCAAGCCCTACACGTATCCAATATTTAGCATCAGAGCGGGGAAGGTCTTTTACCTCCCCCGTTCCTGCTAAAATATCAGGGCCACAAACGGCCTCTATAAACCTAACCTTCATCTTAGGTGTTTGCGTGACGTATATGCTTATACGGTGTTCCGCCGTCAACCTTATTACCCGCAATACGGGCAGCCAGGTTAAAGCCTATCTCATCGGTAGCGGCATAAAGCTCGTCAACCCGTGTGATAGTCCACGGTAGTGCATCAAGGATCATAAATGATTTCCAATCACCGAAAAATACCGATTGATTGTAAGAAGCAATAGCATCTACATCATTGTTAGCGACAACGGGATAACCCTCAAGTAAAGCAGGTTCTCCGGCCCTCATATTCTCCTGCCATAACGGGCGCAGGTCGTCACCATAAGATGTCGTTGACATGGACAGCTTACGTATATATCCGATGGTGCTGTCGTTCATCTGCCATGCAGCCCCGTCCCGATATGCCCTATTCACAGAATAGATAAGATCGACAAGGTTAGCGCGTGTAAGTCCCCTTTTAGCAGCATCTACACCCTTTGTGGATGTTCTCTGTATGCTATAAGGATCACTAGAACCGTCACCTGCAATGGTAAGGTAATAGTTCTCACCGCGAGCCTGACGTTTGGCAAGCAGGTCTAAAATATGGCCCACGACATCAAAGACAGAGTCTTGTATAAGCTCCTTAGAAACTTTTACAAAAGCCGTGGTCAGCTTAAAAAACTCCAATACGGCAGTACCGTAGGTAACATCCGTACCTGTGGCCATAGAAGTTTTTTCACCGATAAAAGATGACTTAACACCTGTGTCATCATAGGTCGGAAAGGTCAGTTTCTGACCGTTAGCAACGGTGCGTCTGTCGCATAATCCGGGTGTAACCATTCCTCCAATGTGAGCACGTGCTCCTGCGAGCTTCGGCCCTACAAGATCGGGGACAAGATAACCTCCTGCGGTAGTCGTCCCCTTGTAAAACTGGTTATCCCTCTGCTCTGTTTCTGGCTTGCCGGTATTTATCACAAACTGTTCCCCGGATCTTCCCTCCAACAAGAATTTGCGGAACTTAGCCTCACTGTCTTCCTTTATTTTCTCGATAACCTCTTCTTTTACCTCCGTCTCTTTCTGCTCCGAAAGAATCTTGTTGGCATTCTCCAGGCTACGGATTTTTTGGGTAAGCTTCGTGATGTCGTCATTGATGGCATCAACTTTCTTTTCATCATAATCCTCCTCCGGAACCCCTGCGGCCTCCCTGAGTTGTTCATATAATTTACCCTTCTGTTCTATTAAACTTTTAATTTCCATTTGTATGTTCCTCCTTAAAATCTAAATAACTATTTATTGCTTTTATTTTATGTAATCGCCTCCTGCGGGCTTCGACATCTACCTCGTCGCCCGTTTCCGCCGTCTCTATCTCGGCAGCCTCGCCACCGCGAAGAGTAGTGAAAAGCCCCCTTATGGTCAGCTTCTCAAAATCATCCTCATTAAACTTGTCGCCAAGTGCCTCCCTGATAATTTCTCTTATCAGCTCGGGTATATCATCTGTATTTTCCAATAATGCCTTGCTCACCTGCTTGGCGTTCTTATTTGAGCCTATGCCCACAAGAGACGCCTCCACAAGCTCTGCAGAGTCGTAATAGTATGTTTCATTCTTGCCGCCGCGATTCTCTTCCGCTTCTTTCTCGCCATAATGCCCATCTCCCGGCAGAAAGCCTACGCTGACGGCGTTTAGCGTGCCGTTGCGTACCTTCCTTAAAAGTTTCTCTGCCAGCGGGTTTGTCTCCTTATCCTCAAATGTGAGGTCACCAAGCATCTCA